CAAAACAAAATGCAAAAATTTATGCAATTTGGAGAGCAATCTCCCATCAACATTCAGAAACTAAAGGGGGGAGTTGCTTCCTCCCGCGCCTCAGTCACCAGTGAGGGCATCGAATCGAACGCCTACACCGAGTACGACCATGAGGTCAAATTTGAGAACATAGACGTGAGTGTCAATGTCACCCGTGTTAAGAACGACGACGATTTTTCTATCGGAGTTGCCAAGGGTGCTATTATGGCAAATGTGCCTATCACTGTTCCGACAAATACATCTGCTTCCACCATGCACGCAATGAAGAAGCGGTGCGATTACGCACCGCATCTAGAGAATGAGCTCGCCTTTAAGGAGGGCCATGCACTCTTGATGTCCAAGTTTGATCCCTTGGACACCATCCGCGTAGACAAGGACTTGATTTCCAAGTACTTGGCCAAGTGTGCCGGTGGTAAGGCGGAGCGGCTTCTTGCCGCTCTTGCTGAGCATCAGTTGAACAGTGACATGGCGGTGAAGCATGTGTTCGCGAAACAAGAAGCGCTCTTGAAAGAGCATCGCACACAACCCCGCGTTGTATATCAAGGTAGTGATATGTACAACGCGCTTACTGGTCCAGTCGTTATGGAGCTCAACGACAGGATGAAGACCGTGTTTTCCCTGAGTAACCCCAAGAATACGGGGAACAGGGCCATTTACGCATGTGGCTCGAGTGGTGAAACACTCGGGGATATCATGGAATCTTCACCAGGGGTAGCGATCGAGAGCGATATGAAGAATAATGATGGAAGTCAATCGAAGGAATTTCGCAAGTACGAAGCGATGTTCTATCGGAAATTGGGGGCGCCAGATTGGTTTGTTCGTGAGTTCGCAAGGACTACAAAGATCAGGGTTTGGACACGTTATGGCGTGGCAGGCTCGATTGAAGGGCAGCGGTGGTCAGGGGAGACGACCACCACTACCGGCAATTCTTATGTGAGCATGGCTCTTATGCAGGCAGCGATGGATCGCGCCGGCATTGTTGAGAGCACGAACATCCATGGCGGGGACGATTACTTGGGCTATGT